GATAAAAAGGTCGAGTCTTTAGTAAAAAGTCTTGGCGGATCAAAGGATTCTGTTTTGGATTTGGACGGCAAAAAGAACTTGACTTTGAAGATAAAAGACACAAAAAAGAAGTTATTGTTCAACGTAGACATTGCATCCAAGGCAGTTACTGTCTACCCCCGCTGTGACTTGGGATGCCTAAACGATAAACGTGTCGGCGAGCTTGCTAATTTCGCAAGCAAGGTGACAAATAAGAAGGTAAAAGTAGCTATTAAAAAAGGACGTGCGGACTACACGAAGCGAGTTGCGGCAAGGCTGACAAAAGCAGGATTTAAAACTGTAGCTAAGACCGGAGCAAACTTCATAGTGGCTACTTTTGGAATTCCTACAGCAGTAAACGCAGCAGACAAGACGGTTGAAAAAGTTAAGCGTAAAACTGCAAAAAAATGAAAGAGGCCTAGGCTTTGAATACAGGAGACAAATGTCCCTGCGGGGGATGTTCCGGCAGAATGCGGACCAGAACTAGCAAGCAATGTGGCACTCAGCAGGTCCGATACTTGCAGTGCCGTGAGTGTAACCACCAAGCTAGGTCGGTCGTACCAGCGGCAAATGTCTTTAGGAGGTCTGCTGATCCGGAAAAAAATCGTTGTACAGTACAACGATAACTCTTTTAGAAACCTTGTTCGGTGTATTAGTCTGAAAGGTGTCGCCACATTTATGTAGAGGCGTACCAATAAACAATATTAAGCGAGGAAAGATAATGGAAGCCTCTTCGAAAATCAAAGAACTTCTTGACGAACTTGCGGGTGTTCTTGCCGAGATGGGTGCAGTCAAAGACGAGGACCGCTCTGCTGAGGACGAGGACAAGGAAAAAGAGGAGCGTGAAGACGCTGCCGCTGATTCTGAAGAAGATGAAGAAGATGAAGATCGTGCCCACGAGGACGGTCATGAAGATGAGGACGAGGAAGATCGTTCTGATAAGAGCGAAGAAGATGAGGACGAAGCTGAAAGAATGGCTGAAGGCAAAAAAGAAGATGCTGATGCCAATGATGAGGAAAAAGAAAAGAAGCTTCGTTGTCTTTGCTCACGAGCAGAAAAAATTAAAAAGAAGATTCGTTTTTATGAAAACCTTGCATCCAAGGAGCTAGAACTCCGATCAGTGTTAGACAAGGCTACACCCGCAGGCTCACGAAAGAAGGAGAATCGATCCGTGGAAATTTACCACAAGATGCCGGGGGCAGGTCGTCTCCGTAATTTCAAGGGGAAGGCCGCTGAAGAGCGAGCTTACCGAGCAGGCCAGTACTTTAAAGCGACTCTTCTCAAGGATCAGAATGCAGCACGATGGTGCGACGATCACGGAGTTGCTGAGCAACGTGCTTTGTCCGAGAGTGTTAACAGCCAAGGCGGAGTATTTGTAAACGAAGAGATACTCAATGAAATCATCGTACTTGTTGAAGAGTTCGGTGCGTTTCCAAAGTTTGCTCGAAATATTGAGATGAAGAGCGACACTCTTGTCATTCCTCGACGTACGGGTGGGCTCAGTGCTTACTTTATCGGCGAGAACACAAGTGTGCCAGACAGCGATGCTGCTTGGGACCGAGTTCAGCTTGTAGCTAAGAAGGCTGCTGTTTCTAACAGAATGTCTTCTGAAATTCTCGAAGACTCAGTGATTGGTCTTGCTGACTACATCACTGGCGAGATTGCACGAGCAATTGCTGAACTCATCGATACGGTTGGTTTTGTCGGCACCGGAAGTGGTGACCACGGCGGAATCATTGGTGCAGCAACAAAGATCAATGACGGAAATCACGCCGCTGGCGTCATCACTGCTGCCACTGGCAACACTGGTGCTGGTACCTTAGACGTAGACGACCTAGTCTCTACAGTAGGTGCCCTTCCGCTCTACGCTCGTGGAAATGCAGCATGGTATGTGTCTCCCGCAGTGTTCGCAGCTTCTGTTCAACGCCTTGGCCTTGTCAACAATGTTGGCCTTGCCGGTGGAAACACTGCTGCTGATCTTGCCTCTGCAACTGAGCTTCGTTTGCTTGGATATCCAGTCCGATTTGTTCACACGATGAGCAGCGAAATTGGTACTGATCCAAGTGTCGTTAAGTTCTTGTTTGGCGACCTGTCAATGGGTGCTATCTACTCGACACGAAGAGGACTTAACCTCAAGACGTCAGCAGATCGTTACGCAGAACTCGATCAGACCCTGATCGTTGCAACCACCAGATTCGATTGTGTTACTCACGACTGTGGTGACGCAACCAAGGCTGGCCCAATTGTAGCTCTTAAGACCGCAGCGTCTTAATCGTTTGTACGGACACTATAACATTTCCTATCACGGGAGAAAGAAAAGAAGATGAATCACAACGAAGGAACTAAGTCCAGTGCAAAGGTGAGTGTAGCTGTAGCCTCAAGTGCTACTCATGCACACACGATTGATACGCTGGGTTGCGATTACGCAAGTATTGACGTTGTTTTCTCGGCCTTCACAGCATCAACTAGCGAATACGCTAGCGTTCTGAAGGTTCGCGAAGGCGACACATCAGGTGGAACTTTCGCTGATGTTTCTGGATTGGCAGTCACCTCAGCAGGTGCAGGAGCCCAGTCTGGAGACAGCGGTGCAGTTGCACGATTTAATGTCGACATGCGAGGCCGCAAACGATACCTGCGAGTTATAGCAACTCCGGGCAACGCAGCGACCATTGCTTCTGTAGCTCGATTGAGCAAGGCAGAAGACATGCCGATCAATGCAACCGGTGCTGGTGTAAATGACTTTGTCAGTGGCTAGTACTAACTGCTAGGCAGTTGAGCCACGGAGGGTCCTATAGGGACAAGGACGTCCCAGTTGCCTACCTTTATCACTGGAGTGATCCATGCGATTAATCGTAGGTAACGTTGAACATAACATCCGGGTCGCGGCATGCATGAGTGTGCCGCGACTTGGTTTTATGGATAACTTCTTTACAGCACATGCAGCCTTGGTTCCGCACGGAATCCATCTAATAAAAGGCACAGGTGCTTTTTGGGACCAGACAATTTCAAACGTCTTGACTGAAGTAATCAATGACGAGCAGAACTTTGATTATGTTCTGACCCTTGATTACGACTCAGTCTTTGAGCCAAACTGCTTGACAAAGCTCATGTCAACCATGCTCGTATCAGGCGTGGACGCACTGGCACCGCTGCAAACAAAGCGTGATGATAAGCACCTGATGTTCACTCCTGAAGGATTTTCAGGTCACGAAGGAAATCAAATCACGCTTCCAAATAGCTGGTGGGAAAAGCCTTGTCAGCCTTGCGAGACTCTGCACTTTGGGCTCACTCTACTGAGATGTTCAGCGTTGAGGAAAATGACTAAGCCGTGGTTCTTAGGAGTCCCCGGGCCCGATGGCGATTGGAAAGACGGTCGCGTTGATCCGGATATCTATTTCTGGAAAAAATGGCGAGAAGAGGGCTTCTCAATGGGCGTATGCCCTCAGGTTTCGATTGGCCATGCAGAGCTAGTTGTGACTTGGCCAGACCAAAAGCTTAAAGGAATCCATCAGTATCCTACGCACTATTGGAATGATGGAGGAAGACGTCCGCCAGAGGCATGGGGCAGTGAAGAACACGCAAGAAAGTCGGTAGGTGATTAATGAAGTCAATGAAAGTAAGAATGCTAAAGGACTGGAGCTTTTATCGTAAGGGAGTAGTTGCTTCTGTATACGAACCTACTGCCAGAAATTGGTTAAACACAGGAATAGCTGAACCGGTCGAGAAACGCAGTGAGGTTGTAGTTGAAGATACTACAGCAGCCCCAAAGGTCGAGAAGGCTGTAGCTCAGCACAGAAGAAGAGGTAAGAAACGTGAAGATGTATGAGTTTGTACAAAGGAGCAATGTCCGATTCAGATCATTAAGAAGGATCGCAGAGCCTGCATTTGAGCCCGTGTCTGTGTCAGACGCTAAAGAACATTTAAGAATAGATGCATCTTTTACTGATGACGACACATACTTGCAGACTTTGATAGAAGCAGGTCGCGTTTGGGTGGAAACTGCTTCAAGCAGAACCCTGATTAGAAGCCGGTGGCAAGCGAAGATGGACATGTTTCCTGCAAAAGACATAGAGCTTCCGATGCCTCCAATAATGAGTGATGAAGTAGTAGTTACATACATACCAAGCGATAGGCCCGAGTATGTAGATGTTCCGTTTACGGACTTTAGAACTGACCGAGACTCCGTTCCTCAGATTATTCGTCCTCAGTGGAATGGCACTTGGCCGACAGCCCGTGGCGCAGAAAATGACGTCACAATAAAGTATTGGGCAGGTTACGGAACAGCATCTTCTAGCGTCCCAGCAGCAGCCCGACATGTAATTCTTATGCTTGTTGGCCACTGGTACAACACGAGAGAAGCTGTGTTGCCGGGAGGAATGAATCAAGTACCTATGGCTATAGAGCAACTCATGGGGACAATTAACTGGGGGCAGTACAGGTGACACTACAGGCAGGAAAGCTCAGAGAATCCGTAACTATTCAGCGTCCAGTCAAAACTCAGAATAGCTACGGGGAAACAAATATTGCATGGGAAACGTTTGCCAACAGAAGAGCGGCAATAAGTGGAATCGTTTCCAGAGAGTCGGTTGACTCGCAGCAAGTCGGCACTGTCGTAACTCACGATGTTTCTATGCGATATGTCCCCGGGTTGTCGACTGAAATGCGGCTTGTCTGGTCAAGCAGAAACCCAGAGAGGTACCTCGACATAATTTCTGCGACAGAGCTTAACAATAGAGAAGAGCATCGTCTTACCTGCGCGGAGCAAGTTTAATGAAGGCTAAAGTGTCTTACGCAGGCAAGTCTGTTGAAAGCTTGATGCGAGTTCTGACGGAGGAAGTGGTCGAGACAATTCTGGGAGAATCGTTTACTGAAGAGTTAAAAGAAGAGACTCCAAAGGGTTATTCTGGGAAGTTAAAGGAATCTGTCGTATCAATTCCGGACAAAGGAGACTTTGTTGTCGGATTCGAGCGTGAAGTAGAGACGGGTGGACTTCCGGAAGTGGAACGCATACCGGACTCGAAGCGTACTGTTCTTACTTGGGTTCCTTCTGAAGAGCTTGAGACTGTTATTGAAAGTTCGATCAAAAACTTTTCTGAGGTGCCCTCTGTTCTTCTTCCTCAGTGGTTTAACAGCGAGGTTCAAAGATGACTGAAAATGTGCCAACTCCAGAAAAGTGGATAAGGTCAAAGCTTGTTACTGCTGTTGGGTCAGTGGCAGGCATTTTTCCGGTCTTGGCGAGGCAGGATGCTAGTTTTCCTTTAGTTGTTTACCGAAGGTCCTCTACGACAAGGCAGCGTGGTTTAACAGGAAATTATGGCAGACCGATAGCTGTTTTCTTGGTGTCGGTGGTGTCAGAGTCGTACTCTCAGGTTAAAGACATGTCAGAAGCGATTCGTCTTGGATTGGATAACTTTACGGGAGAGGCCGAGGGTGCGAAAATTGTATTAAGTGCGTTAGTCTCAGAATCAGACAGCATGGAGCGTCCCAGAGAGGGTCAGTCAAAACCACTGTATAGGGTTGATCACACATACGAAGTTCGATTTGAAGAATCGATTAATTAAATCGTTCACAACGTCCAAGGAGGGACGAAATGGCATACGAATCCAGTCAAGGTATATCGTTTATTTTTAATGGTGCTACGTTCACTGCTAACTCAATTTCAGCATCCAAACGGGTTAGTGAAATTGACGTTACAAGTCTTGAAACAGCACAAGGTGAGTTCCGTCAGTATCGTCCTTCTCCTATTCGTGATGGTGACGAACTGAAGGTTGACTTTGTTGGCCTGACTATTCCAAGTCAAACAGCGACAGGAACTATTTCTTGGAATATTGATGGTTCGGGTTCGAATGCTGCCTTTACAGCAGGACTTCCTACAGCAGCACTCTGTACCAGTGTCGACTTAACCGCTCAGGTTGGTGAGCTAATCACAGGCAGTGCTACTTTCCGTTTGACAAACTCGTAACTCACCCTCAGGAGGGAATGCTATGGCATTTGAATCAGCCTCCGGTATTACGTTTAGTTTTAGCGGAACTACATATACAGCAACTTCAATAAACTACTCAGAGAGTTTTGGCGAACTAGACGAGACAAGTCTAGGCTCGACTAGACGTCAGGTTGGTCACAGCGACTTGGCTGAAGTGACTCTCAAAGTAGATTTTATTGGGGGCCATTACCCGAGTGTCCAAGAGACAGGGACTTTGAGGATTCATGGGTTCCAGATGACGAAGGTTAATACAAGCAATAGTCATGCAGTTGTCGTCACTGATAAACAAACGGCTGCTACCAATACGACAAACACACTTACTTGCCCTGCCCTTTGTTCGAGCCTGTCTCAAACGTTTAATGTTGGTGACCTGTACACGGGCTCAGCGACTTTCAAACTCACTGTCCCAGACAAACCGTGATAATAAAAAAAGGCAAACAGAATGGCATTCTTCACCTTTGGCTCTGGTTCAAACGCCGTAACCTACGAGGCAACAAGTATATCTGTCACTACTTCCGGGAGAGAGGTTGATTCCTCTCACTTAGGGCTTGGCAAGGGAAGTCTTAGAAAATTCAGGTCATTAAAAATGACTAACTATGAAATCAAAGTTGACTACCTCGGCGACACGGCCCCAGCTATTGGTGTAGATGATTTCAGTATAGACAGTGGCTGGGGTGCCACTGGATCAGCTTTCGGCACTAAGGCGGCATGCACCAGCGTAACTATAACGGGCACAGTCGGCGATCAAGTGAAAGGATCGGCGACATTTAAGCCGAGCTACGACTAACTATGAGCATAAAAAGCGTACAAGGGATAGGCGTAAAATTCGCTGGCAAAGATTACACCGCAACCAACATTTCGGTCACTTATAAGAAGCCTGAGATTGACGCAACTTCGTTAAGCATACCTACAGGTAGCGGAAGCCTGAGCCGCATAAGATTTTCAAATCTTGCGGAAACGGAAATCAAGATTGACTGGCTTGGTTATCAAAAACCTCCAACATATGGTGTCCACACTCTTGAACTTATAACAAGCAGCATTCATACGGCCATGATGAGCGTCAAGACCCAACCTTTGGGTGCGTTTACGTCTCAGAGTGCAATCGCACAGGGGGTTTCAATTTCAGCCAGTGCGGGTGATCTCATGAAAGGCACAGCGACATTTAAGCTAGTTTAGGATTGCGATGGCATTTCAAAACAAACTGCACTGGGGTTCAACTTTTTTCTTTTGCACTAGCATGGAATGGTCTGCTCAGGTTGAGTCAGAGGTTGACATAACGCACAGGAATTCAAGCATTTACGAAGATGGAAGTCAGAAGTTCATATACGCAGAAACTGAGGCGGTTGTAATTAGCCAAGGAGAACTTCGGATTGAGTACATCGGTGGTGCTATGGGCATGAGCGAGGTTGGGAAGAACAAATTAATGTGGATCGAGAGTCCAGAGATGAACGGGACCGCAACCGCAGCGAATTGGAATTTGCCGAGAACGCAAGGTCAAGCGAAGTACACAACTCTGCTGTCAAGCTCTCAAGATCAGTCGGTGAGCGATTTACCAAGAGCGTCAGCAACGTTTTCGTTCTATTAAAAACAGGCGTACGAAATGTCAAGGAACGTGGTGTTTTGGGGTAGCACAGAAGTCGAGTCTATCACGAGCATGTCGTGGCAAGGCGGTGCTGTTTCTGAGATGGACGTGACAAGCTTAGACAGGCAGTACTCGAACCAGAACAAAGGGATGTTTACCACAAGGATAGGTGCAGCAAACGAGCCTATAAAAAGGATAGAAAAACACTCCGAAGTTGTTGTTAAAGAATACGGCGAGTTGTCTTTAGATGTTCTCGGAAAATTAAATTTTTCTTACACGCATTTAGGAACTACTGCCGCTCTGTCAATAACTAATGCAGACGAAGGCACAAACTGGATGACAGGCAGTGCAATGCTTAATTCCATATCGCAATCGCAGTCCGCTGGCGAACAGATTAGGGCAACGTTGTCCTTTAAGTTCCCGGCATAGTTTTATGAGGTAGGTAGGAAATGGCTCTTACAAAAGCGCAGATTTTGTCAGCAGATGACAGCAAGTTGATTGAGGTGGAAGTACCAGAATGGGGTGGAGAGGTATGCCTTCGCGTCATGAGTGGCACCGAGAGAGACAAGTTCGAGTCTGAATTCGTAGGCGACAACAAGTCTGTAGAGATGGTTCGAGCAAAGCTCGTTTCAAAGTGTTTGTGCGATGAAGACGGTAAGAGAATCTTCAGCGAAGAAGAAATCCCAGAACTTGGAGACAAGTCAGCGGCTGTTCTCGAACTGCTCTTTCACAAGTGCATGAAACACAATCGATTTACTAAAGATGATGTGGATGATTTGGCGGGAAACTCCTAGAGCGTCCTAGACGGCGGTTCGAGTTTCGTCTCGCACTCGCCTTAGGTAGGTCGCACAAAGAGTTGCTCGAAACAATTGACGCAGCAGAACTAGCGGAGTGGGAGGCTTTCTGGCTAATTGAACCATTCGGTGACGAGTGGAGGCAGATTAGCAGGTTAGCTACAGCATTATGTACGGCTTGGGGTTGCAAAAACCTCGAAGAGGAGTTGCTCATGCCGTCGCACAAGAAGAAACCCCAGTCGGCAGATGCGATGTTGGCGGAGTTGGCCAAGATACCGGGATTTGGTGGATAAGCAGCAATGGCAACTTTAGGCTCATTAAACGTTTCGTTCACTGCTGATTTAAATCAGTTAAGGTCGGCTCTTGAAGAGTCGGTTTCATTGATTAATTCACTGACCGATAGTGTATCTTCTCTCAACACTGAACTCGGGAAGATGCAGGCAAATGGATCGACTGCTTTTGATTCGTTTGTTGAGTCGCTTGAGGAGACAACCACAGGAGTAGATGGCCTTCGAGATGATGTCACATCGTTAGCGGATGATATTAAGGATGCTGGTGGTCAGACAATTGATGTAGCAACAGGTGACTCTGTTGAAGTTTCAGTTGATACCAGTCAGATTAGCGAAGCATCTGCTTCAGTCGAAGACTTTGTTGATGACATAGAGAATTCTGCTTCCCGAGTTGAAGCTGCAACCGAAAGATTCGGACGTGCTTTCGCTGAAGCAATGGCGTTTGCAGCAGACGGAACGATCGCAGCGGAAAGCGGATTCTCTTCTCTTGTTGGCAGTGCAAAACAAGCGAGAGATGCTGCTGGGCAAGTCAAAGACGGATTTGAACAATCGTTTGAGGGTGCTAGGACGGCAAGCCAGAAGGCTATCGATGCAATTAACGCCGGGAACTTCGATGAACTGGTAGTAGCGGTAGGCCAAGCGACTGAAAGTGCCAGCATTCTTCGCCTGAGTTTTGAAGCTGTTGCCGGTAGAGGGCTTTTCGCACTTCGTGGTGCCTTGACGGACATTGCGACACAGTTGGGAGGAACACAAACAGCACTTGCAGCACTTGGCGGCAACGCAAATGCGATGAACACGGTAGCGTTGGCACTTGGAAAGTCTTTTGTCGGCCTAACTACTAACTTGGCTGTATACACTGCACTCGTTTCGGCTGTTGACATTGCAACTCAAGACATGTCAGAAGAAAGTCGTGGATATCTCCTTTTAGTTACACGTCTTGTTTCTGTTCAAGCTGCATACTCGGCAGGAAATCAGGTCGCTGCATTGTCATTCGCAAGTTTGGCAGCAAAAGTTGCGGTAGCAGGCCAAGCAACAATGACATTCACACAAGCAGCAGCAAGTGCGAGAAGTCTCATAGGGGGAATGGCCGGTAATGCAGCAGGACTTGCTTCGGATTTGAAGGATGTTGGCTTTGCATTCTCTTTAATCACGGCAGCAGCGGATAAAGACACGACACCAACCAAGATTGGCAAGATCATTGTTAAGTCTGCTGCTATGGCTGCTGGACTAGGCCTTGCTAAAGGTGCAATCAGTGCCTTTACTGCTGGTACAAGTGTTTTGGCAGGTTCAATCGCTGGTGCCAACGTGGCATTCAAGACGTTTCTTGCCAACTTGCCAAATATTGCAGCTTTTGCAGTTGCTTCTGCTCTGGTTTCCGGTCTTGGCCAAGAACTTCGAAAAATGTCTCGTGAAATCGAGGTTGTCCAGCAGTTGTCCTTCCAGTTCGGCATGGCAACAGACCAAGTCCAGCTTTTATCAGCAGCAGCCAAGTCTGCTGGCTTGAGCATGAATGCTCTGAACAGAAGCCAGCAAGAGTTTGCACAGAACGTAAGTAAGATCAAGTTTGGTGCATTAGATTTACCAGAAACAAGAGATGCCGCTGCTGGGTTTGACCGACTCGGCATTAGCGTACAGGACCTTCGAAAATTAAGCCCCGAAGAGACTTTTGCACTCACCGCAAAGAGGTTGCTTGAAGTAGAAGACGCTGCTGACAGGACTGGTATTGCAGTAGATATATTTGGAAATAGATTTGGCAACCTGTTGCCAGCACTTCAAAGCATTGAGGAACTCAATAAAGAAGTTAACAGGCTCAATCTCACTGCATCCTCGTTTGAAATCGATGCGTTGGGGCAACTGGAAAATAGCTTCGACCGTGTAGACCTTGCTGCACAAAGATTTGCTCAGTCTGGTGGCAGCATGTTTGCTTCTCTACAGAAGGGGATCAACGAAGCAACTGCATCGATACTCGGAGGAGCAAGTAACGCATTCAGTACACTTTCAAGAGCGGTCAATGACTTCTTGCAACCACTGGGATCAGCGATAGCAATATTAGGAAGAGTTGCTGGATTGTTCATTCGTCTAGGTGCTGCAATTGCTGCACTGGCTCTTCCTATTGCAACATCATTTGCGAACTTGGCTGAATTTATCAAGGTCCTTGAAGTTGGAATAAATGCAGTTCTTTCTCAGATAGAAGCATTCGCTGCTGCAATTGAAGGTGCCGCAGCGACGGCGTACAACATATTTTCTCCGGCTATTGAAACTGCATCAAACACGATGGAGAACTTTAGTGAGAATATTGCAAAGGTAACGATGCGTCTTGCGGCAGCAATTGCTGTTGCTGGAGCAGTGTCAGCAGCAATCTCTGGGCTTGCCGCAGCCGGAATCCCTGTTGGTGCTGTGCTTCTGACAATAGGCCGTTCTGCAATTACTGGACTTGGTCAAATCGTACCGTTCATACTTAGAAACCTCCTACCGGCGTTCAAGTTATTGACGAAAGGGATACTTACTACAGCAATCAACTCTAGTACCGCATTCTTTAAGATTTCAGCTTCAGCACTATACGCAGGGGGTCAAATAGTTGGTGCCTTTGTTGGCCAAGCTATTGCTGCACTTGCAACCTACACGCTTGGCATAGGGTCAGCAGCAGCAGCGTCAGTTGTGGCTGGAATAACAATGGGAACGGCACTTGTCTTTGCGACGGGAGGATTGATCTTAATTGTCTCAGCGATAGCAGGAGTGATAGCCAACTGGGACAAACTCACGTCAGCATTTGCTAACTTCTCCTTCGCTGATGTGTTCTCGTTTGAAGGACTTGGGAATATTATTAGTGGTGCGTTCGACATAGTAACGAGCGGTTTCAGTACGTTAGTCGGCGGCGTCGGATCAATTATTGAGGGAGGTATTACCGCATACAAGAAAGCGATAAGTGGAGTTGAGTTCCCTGAACCAATTAATGCAGCAACGGCAGGTGATGA